TCAAAATCAACGATCTTGAATCCTGCCTTGTCCATGATGTACTTGAGTTGCCTCATACCATAGTATGACAGGTGCTCATGACACACAGTATCAAACGAATTCTGCTTCAGCATCTCAGGCATATAGCTCTGTTCAAGCACCCAGATGCCATGGCAATCAAGAATCTCATGAACCTGACGAGCAAACTCACAAGGATCTTCTAGATCATAGAACATCGAGAATGATGTCACGACCTTTGCCTTCTGCTTACCAAACCGTTCACGATAGGTATCAGCAGAGAAGAAGTCAGCAATATGATTTACATGATCAGGAATATATTCCTTGAACTTCTTAGAAGTAGGATCGATACTCATGAGTTGCAGGTCATGAGGGAAGAATCCAAGGAAGGTGCCATCGTTACCAGCAATATCAACAACGATATCGCCAGAGTCAAGCTTAGTATCTGCCATGATCTTAACCGCCTTCTCTTTAAGGTGGCGAACCATACTACCGTTCAGACCAGAGCGGTAACCATACTCGTCACCGTACATGGTAGGCAGGTCAAAGGTATGCTCAAGCTGAACATGACCACAACCACCTTTCTTCTCATCGCACTTTACGAGAGCGAGAGGACCTTTATACATGTCCTCATCAATTTCTTTTGGAAAAATACCAGAGAGGAATTGATCACCAAGATCAAGCACTGTAACAAGGTGTTCGTTACCACAAACCCTGCATTTTTCTATTTTGTAAAATTTGTTCATTGTCCGTAAATGCACATGTCTTCTACTAGTTCTTTGAAACTAATTTCTGGTTCCCAACCAAGAACATTTCTCGCCTTACTAGGATCTCCAAGAAGTTGTTCCACTTCTGTTGGGCGGTAATATTTAGGGTTGACGCGAATGATGTCTCTGTTCATCGCTTTGCAGAAACCAACCTCACTTTCACCCTCTCCACGCCACTCAATATTGAATCCAAAGTATTGTGCTGCCTCTTCCACAAACTGCCTAACACTACGCATTGTACCTGTAGCGAGCACAAAGTCATCAGGTGTTTCGTGCTGGGCAATCATCCACATACCACGGACATAATCCTTAGCATGTCCCCAGTCACGCTGTGCATCTAGGTTACCAAGCTCTAGAACATCTTGAAGTCCTGCAGAGATCTTTGATAGTCCTCTCGTGATTTTGCGAGTGACGAATGTTTCGCCTCTCCGTGGGGACTCATGATTGAATAGAATACCGTTACTAGCGTGTATACCATACGCCTCGCGGTAGTTTCTTGTGATCCAATAGGCATAAAGCTTTGCTACACCATAAGGTGAGCGCGGATAGAATGGTGTGGTCTCTGTCTGGGGGACTTCCTGTACCAGTCCATACAGTTCACTTGTAGATGCCTGATAGAACTTACATGGGTGATCCAACAGACGGATAGCATCCAGGAGACGCAGTGTTCCTAGAGCGTCCACCTCTCCAACATAGTCAGGCATCTCAAAGGACACCTTAACATGACTCATAGCACCAAGGTTATACACCTCAGTTGGTTTGATCTTCTGAATCAAGCTGATGAGATTACCTGCATCAGTCAGGTCTCCATAGTGGAGTGTAATCTGATCATAGATATGATCGATTCTGTGAGTATTAATAAGAGAAGAACGGCGTACAATGCCATGAACTTCATATCCTTTTTCAAGGAGAAATTCTGCAAGGTACGAACCGTCCTGTCCTGTAATACCTGTGATTAAGGCAATTTGCATATTAACTGAATGTTACGATATCTTTTCCAACACCACCCATGATACCATCCATAGGAACAGTGTCTGCAGCATAGATTGCTGACGACATTCCAGTAAAATCAATGGTATCAGAAGAAGCAGCACCAGGATTACCTGTGATGCTGAATCCATCATCCATCCAGTGATCGTTCACTGAACTGGCTGAGCTAAATGTCAGTGAGTCATCTTCCCCGTCGTAGATATGCTTGAATGTACTATCGGTGATGGATCTCATACCGAGGTAGTAACTCCAGACATCCTCTAGGGTTTCTGTTTCCTCGTCGTTATTTAGTGCAGCGATCAGAGCGTCACGAATAGAGTCAACAGCGTTCTGGTAGTGCTTGTAAGTGGAGCAGGACATAATAATTAAGCGGTAACACAATCACGAATGTAGCAGGGCACACGATCAGGATCTAACCATTTAGTGTACTCTGGATCTTCCAAACAATAGTCGAGTTGGATAGAGTTGTCAAGCAGATACATGTCAGTATACCGCTTGGTCCAGTCGTTGAACTTCTGGATACGATAGTCTGGCTTGCCATTGATCTCAAGGATGCCACACTGAACGAAGCGGTAAGGATACTGCTCCATGATTACTTCAGGTTTCATTGATGATGCCTTCGTCAACAAGGTCAGAATACAAGCAGTCTAGCAGGATCTCATAATCATCGCAAGGGTCATCCTTAAACTCTACACCTTTCTCCATGTAGAACTTGGTAACCTTCTTGTAGATCTTAGGGTACTTGTGATCCAATGCGATTTGACCTTCAGCAGCACCGCGCAGAATGTCGATGCTCTTCTTGAACTTAGCTGTAATGGACATTGCCTTGTTTGTTTACCTTGTAATTATAAGACAGATGATCTGTTTTGTGAAGCTCGGGTGGACGGTTGTTCCAGTGTCTTATGACACCAGATATGATGAAAGTATTAGTGACCATGTAACTAACAAAAATACAGGTGCGTATGATAGCAACATAATTATCGTAAGGAGCTGTCTTGTCGTCACTAAAACTACCCAGAGAATACTTCCATATGTTCCAAATTTTTTTCAATGTATCATCTCATGATCTCTCATATATTTTAGCGTCTCTTTAAGATTACCGCGATGATTGAGTCCGATAGCGATCTGAGGATACTCTGCATCGCCACCGAACTCTGCTTGAAATTCTGTCTTGGTGAAGTCATCATCGAGATAGAACTCTCGAATGTCTTCATGAACACTCTCTAGAAGCATTCTTGCTCTTTCGCATTCTTGACTTCGGTTTGAGTAGATAATCGCTTGCATGTTAAATTTTGGGTTTGTTTACATGGCGGTCAAACTTTTCCATCTGATATCCCTCACGAAATGCATGAGTGATAATACTATCGTAACAGTGAGACCTGAGAGGAATATTGCGGTGGAGCAGGAAGTCTTCACAGTCTTCAGCTAATACTTCCTTCTCTTCGTGGGTCAATGCTTCTAGGTCAATCATCTCTCTTCAAAGTTGAGTTTACGAACCTTTCGTTTTCTTCGGTTCTCCTGATATTCTAAATCATTTTTTGTTAGAATGTTGTTATTTTTAAGATTGTCTTTGTAATTCAACCACACAACTTTACTCAAGTCGTTAGCTGACACTTGATCATCTCTTACAGTCATCATATTCGGACACCCACAGCATTGGGTCTTGCTGGATGAGGTCAATTCTCGATTGCAAGTTTTGCATCTGACAGATAACATACTTCATCATCTCCTTCAATTCATCTAAATCTTTTTTGAGTTCTTTGTCTTTCATAATGGGAGATATCGGGATCGAACCAATGACAATCTCGGTGTAAACGAGGTGCTCTACCGCTGAGCTAATCTCCCTTAAACATGAAGGTGTAGTTAACTCTCCGATTCATTGGACCATCTTTCATAGAAACATTATTTGTTTCGTGAAAGTATTTAGAGTTGAAAATCAACAACCGATTACAAGAGTAAGGGATGATCGTCTTCTTAGACTTTGTGTAGTCTAAGTATTTTCTAATCAATTCTGTACTGGAATTGTACTCTTCATAAGTCCAGGAGAGAGGTGGTTTGATATCATAGATGATCAAACCATTCTTCTCTTCATCTACTACACATTCATTCGGAGTGACCCAGAGGTTCACATTATAACGGGAAGGATCCGCGTGTGGTGTGACCCCTGGTGCCTCATTATTATAGACGAAAGCCCATCCCCTGTCAAATTCTCCAAGGAAAGGAAACTTGTTTTGTAACCCTAGAACCACATCTCTAATAAGAGGTAGTGGAACATATGTACTATCATAATTTATAGAGAAATATCCTTCTTCGTATTGCTCGTTACGGATGTCTGTCGTCAGAGCAAACTCTCTTAACTCATCAATTACTTCTGGAAGAAAGATATTGTCTGCAACATAATACCTACAGTCATCAATAATCTTTTGTGTATTTGATAGCATAGGTAAATCTGTGTTCACTATTAAAGGGAGTAGCTCTGTGCCAGATCCATCCAGTAAACTTTACCAAAGTATTTGGAATGGGAGGAATAGCAATAAGCTTTTCTTCTAGATAGAATTCTGTTGTTCCTCCTTCATCCAATCCCTTGAATACTGGATTGGCATACAATAAGAAGGTAACACAGTCAAGAGGTTCATCACAATCTTGATGGAAGTTAGCGATTTCTCTAGGAGCAAAACAATTGATATACATTCTATCAAGTTTATACTCTTCCATCTCTGGAAATTTCTCTAGGATCTTTCCATGAATAAGATCAATGACATCCTGATCCTCCTCATCAGTATCTTCAGTAAGAAGATCATATGTCATTCCAGTAGGACGCTGAGTACCATTGTCCTTTTCTCCATACCTATACTGACACTCTTCAGCAAACTCTGAAAGGTCACTGAAGTTACTTCTGGATAGAAATTTATCTACCACACAAATACTAGGTCTATTACTGGTCTCGTAATGATGCATTTTAACAAAGTTCCGAACAATCATAATTCATCGAGAGCTGAATCAATGTCTTGCACTCTCCAAACCACAGTGTATCTATACACATAAGGATGGCGTGGTCCCAACCCTCTATGGAAAATGTTAGATGGAAATACTAACACCCTACCAGGAACAAACTCATGCTCCTCAATCACATTAAATTCTTTATCACATAACTGAAACTGTCCACCCCATTCCTTTGTGTCCCAAGTATGGTTTGCCATATACATGATTGTATATTCATTGTCACCATTTCCATCTAAATGGAAAGATCCATCACAGAAAGAATGTTGTAGATTAAAATCAATCCTATTCAGGTAATAGTATTCATCTGTTACTTTCTGAATGTGTTCAAAAATATCAAAGAATCTCTCAGCATTCTTACTAAGAGTCTCTACTCTATTAAAATTTGTTCTAGCAAAGATGCACTCACCAAACAATCTATGTGTACCGTGAACTGCTTTAGGATAATCTCTACCGTTTGCAATATTAATAGCAGAGACAGGCATTTCAGCTAGCAGTTCCTCAGTCTCTATGATATATTTTGGGGAAAATAAATTATCGTATACTTTAGCAATCATATCCTTGCCCAATAAGAGGGTAATGTAACAACATTCTCATACTCTTCATCAACCTCCTCACATGATGTGATAAACAAATCATATACGATAGCAGCTCTATGCTCATCGCCCTCAAATTCGCTGACGAAATGCATCATGTTTGCTGGGAAGATAACCAGGTCACCATCCTCAACTTCAACATCATAATTTAGATATCTTTCATGAACATTGATAGGTGACATCTCAAACCCACTGCTAGCACAGAGTGTCAATACACCACCTTCACCTTCTGTTCTCAGATAGTAAATGGCACTGAAGTGAGATCCTTTATGCAGATGCTCAGGAACTCTGCCACTATGTGGGCTGACTACACTAGTCCATGCCTTCTGTACAAAGACAGCATACTCAAACTTCTTACCATCATCAGTGTCTCTACAAATACCACGCAAGTATTCCTGCATGGATTTAGATACTTGATAGTTTAACCAGTAAAACTTTTCTGACCGATGTGCCATGAAAAACTTCTGGTCATCTTGGTCACCAGTCATGTTGCCATGACCATTGATCTCCTCTTGATTTCTTTCCCAGAACTCATCACAGAGATCCATCATACCTTCCCATTCTTTATCAGGGCAGGGGATGTTTGTCTGATATATCGCTGTAGGAAATAGATCTTTAATCATAAGCCAGATACAGGATTTGAACCAGTGACCTACTGTTTACAAGACAGTTGCTCTACCACTGAGCTAATCTGGCGACGAGACAGGTAGGGATCGAACCTACGACCGACTGCTTAGAAGGCAGTTGCTCTATCCGCTGAGCTACTGTCCCTTATTGAAGTAATCCTTCCGCATGTATCTGCCGAGGATGTTACTATTATAGTACTTCGGCGTCCCGTCGTCAAGAGACTCTGTTAGAACACCATGCAAGAAGAGCTGTCTTGTTTCTTCAAAATTGCAGGTTCCTTTTGAACCATGGATTGATAGAATCTCTCTCTTGAAGAAGGTGTTATTTCCACTTGCACGGCGGTCTTCAGTAAGTTCTGCAGAACTTCCGTAGTATTTTTTCCAATCGCTTTCACTTCTAACTCGCCTAGTCTTACCTCTAGGCTTTCGATGCTGCCAAAAGTACTTGCGCCCGATGTACTCTCTCCCGTTGAGGAGATTTGTGATGCGGTAGACAAAACCGTAGCTGTCGCCAATGTGGCAAGACTCAAAAATGTCCCCACG